AATCGTGCCGCTACGCATTCAAAGACTGTGTCTCTGTCATCGTCTTTCAAGCCGCCTGCGGTGACGTTGGCGGGCCTGCGGCATTCCACCAATATAACATGCAAGGGCTGTCATCTTCGCTCGGCACGATGACCGGCGAAGCGGTGGCAGTCTATTCCGCTCACTACGATTTGTCGCTTACTGGCACAATCGAGGTGCAAGTCGTGAATCTCGGAACCATGCTGCAAATGCTGGGCGTCGAACAAATCAAGTTTCTGAAGATCGACGCGCAGGGCATGGATTTCACGATTCTAAAAACGGCTGAAGCATGGATTGCGACATCGAGAGTCGGTAAGATTCGACTGGAAGCGGACGGGCCAGGGTTTCGGCATTACGACGGGATTCCGGACAACAGTGAAGCGGCGATTGTGGAATGGATGCGATCGTTTCCGCAGTACAGTGGGAGCAAGTTGACCGGCAGGCGAGCGGAGCAGCCGGATTTGGTGTTTGAACTGAAAGGGTGAGACGATGGAGAAAATGAAATTGTTTATCGGGGGTTCGCGAGATGGAAAGTGGCACGCCTGCGATCTGAGAACCGTGCGGTTCCCGGTTCCATCTGAATCGCCGCCTTACATCATGCCGTTTGGCCTGACAAGCGTGGCGGTCCGGACGTACGAAGCGGAGGAATACGAGTTGCGTTTTCTGCGCGGGCGAACGAAGGAATTCGCGTTTTATGTGTTGGCCGGAATTGATTAGATGCAGCGATGGATTTACTGATCATAAATTATCGCCATAATGCTGTTGACACGGTGTCAGCAAGTCGCTAGGGTTCGTTCTTCAGCGGAAAATCCGCACAAATTCACACCGATTGAACTCCGCCAGACTCTTCAGCCGCGCGGCCCGTCAATTTGGAACTACCAAGTTTCATTTGCAGGCTGATTGCGGCTGGTTTCGTTGTTGGCCTGCGCACAATCAGCAGGAACCATCAACATGAAGTCATCCAGTCAATTCCGAGAAGCCCGAGCGGAACTCCAGGAAGAAATCGACGCTATCGTGGCGGTGAGTGAGCGCGAAGAGCGCGACTTGTCCGACGAGGAAGCCGCCCGTGTGACCGAGATCAGCGAGAAGCTGATTCCGGCGATGAACAAGAGCATGAAGACCGCTCTGTCCGTCGAAAAGGAACGCAGCGCGCGTGCCGAAACTCGCATGTTTGAGACCAAGGCGTTGTCCACGATCGAACAAGGCCGACAAGACTCCGGACGAATCGACGGCACGCAGGACGTACAGCGGCCATCGTTCAAGATCCCAGCCAAAGCCAAAGCACACGGCAAGCTGACAGCGTTTCAAGGGCCGGACGCTGAACGCGGTGCATTCGTTGCTGGCCAGTTTCTTCTGGCGAACGTGTTCAACAACCAGAACGCCGCGCGGTGGTGCAATTCCAACGGGCTGTACGTGACGAACACGATGAGTTCCAGCGACAACAGCAAAGGCGGGTTCTTTGTACCTGACGAAATGAGTCAGGCGATTATCCGGCTCCGCGAAGAACGCGGCATTTTTCCGCAGTTCGCCAATCGTGTCCCGATGGGATCCGACATCATTCGCATCCCGCGAATTTTGTCAGACGTCACGGCATACTGGGTTGGGGAAAACGTCGAAATCACGGCGTCCGATACGGCGACCGGTGAAGCTGAGTTGATGGCTCGCAAGTTGGGGGCATTGACGAAAGTTTCCTCAGAACTGGACGAGGACGCTGTCGTGGAGATCGGCGACATGATCACGACAAGCATGGCGTATGCTGAAGCCGACAAGATCGACGAAGCGGCGTTCAATGGTGACTCAACATCGACGTACGGCGGTGTTTTGGGCCTGAAGAATGCGTTGGATTCCAACGCGATCAGCACAGCGTTGTCCGGCAACGTGGGAGCGTCAACGCTGGATTTAGTGGACTTCGAAAACGCGATGGCGATCCTGCCTCAGTATGCAGGGGCGTCGCCTCGCTGGTTTATGAACAGCGCGGTGTTTTATTCGTCCGCGTTTGCCCTGATGAACGCTGCCGGTGGCAACACAAATGTCACGCTGTCTAATGGCGTGCCGCAGATGATGTTTCTTGGCTACCCGGTAAGCTTCGTTCAGGTGATGACTTCAACAACTGGCTCCGCAGTGAGCACGATCCTGGCGTTCTTTGGAGACCTGAAACTGGCAGCATCGTACGGCGTTCGTCGGTCGGTTCGCACGGAAGTGTCGGTCGATCGATACTTTGAACTTGATCAGATCGGGATCAAGACGACTCAGCGCGTAGCGATCAATATACACGAACGCGGCGACTCGATTCGTACTCGTCCGATCATCGCTCTGAAAACCGCAGCTTCCTGATCCATGAACTCACCCTCGTGGGTTTAACGGGGGACGCTTCGGTGTCCCTCGTTTCTCAAATTCAAACTCTTTGGAGATTCAATAATGAAAGTTGCACAACTCGGAACCAAGAGCCTGCTCTTCACACCAACTGCAGCAGCCACCACCGCACGCACAGCAAACCTTGATTGCCAAGGCGCAAATTACGCAGTGATCGACGTGCTGCTTGGAATCGAGGTCAACACGAACGCGACAGGCGTTATTCTTTCGCTCAGCGAAAGCGATGACACAGTTGTCTCAAACTTCGCGACGTTCAACGCATCGTCAAACCGGACTGTCGATAACACAGCAACGACGATTGCAACGACGCTGATTGATCTGGAAGGCCGCAAACGCTACCTGCGCATGTCGGCGACCCCAGACACGACCACGAACGGGGCTGTGACGATCGCAATGGTCGCAACGCTGTACAAAAATTTGATCACGTCATCGACAACGATGCTCGGTCCAGACGTGGCAATTGTCTGATTTTGTTTCCTTGGGTGAGGGTGAGAAATGCTATCAGGTAAAGATGTCAAGGTATCTGCCGTGATGACGTGCGGCAGGTACGAGGCCGTATTTGCACGCAACATGATCGAGAAGGCTTTACGCTCACTCGGAATTGGTCTGGTGACAAGCCAGGGCGTGTTTTATGGTCAGTGTATGCAGCGGATGTTTCAGGACTGCAAGAAGATCGGGGCAGACATTATCCTGACGATCGACGGCGACTCGGTATTCAAGGCCGAACACGTCAAGCGGCTATTGAATATCATTGTGAACGAGGACAAGATAGACGCCTTGGCATCGTTGCAATTGCGGCGAGGCAAGGCGGATATTCTTGGGCATCACAAAGACAAGTCACAGATTGAATGGAGTGGCTACCCGGTCGAAGTGACGTCGGCTCACTTCGGCTTGACGGCGATCAAAGTCGCGAAACTGGAGACAGTCAAAAAGCCGTGGTTCTTCTCTAAGCCGGACGACAACGGCGAATGGGAAACAAATCGAGTCGATGACGATATCTGGTTTTGGAAGCAATGGCAGGAAGCCGGGAATTCGTTGTACCTTGACCCTGGTTGTCGGATCGGACATCTTGAGGAAATGGTCGCGAGTTTTGACGAGGACTTAAATCCGATCCATGTCTATCCTTGCGACTGGCAGGAGGATGCAAAATGCGATTGAAGTTTCTTCGAACATGGCGGCGATTCAAGCGAGGGCAGGAAGTTGACACGCTTCCCGATGGAGTGGCGACGACGCTGATAAGGGTGAAAACGGCGGTTCTGGTTGGAGGTCAAATCGATGTCACTATCCCAGTCATCGCAGAAAATGCAGTTGAGTCGGCCAACAGTGGTGACAGGTCCGACGACCGAACCAGTGACGCTGGCCGAAGCCAAGCGGCAGTTGTTTCTGGCGGAGTCGGACACAAGCCAGGACGCCGAGCTGGTCAACCGAATTCAAGCCGCCCGTGAGCAGTGGGAACACGATACCGACACGGTGATGCTGACGCAGACGTTGTTTGTGACGGCAGAAGCGTTTGCTGGTCGTGAAATTGAGTTGTCCGGCAGGCCCATCCAGTCGATTACGTCGATTCAATATTACGACGAAAACGATACGCTCAGAACGTTCTCAAGCAGTGTCTACAGTTTAAACGCTACTGAACGAGAAATTGAATTGAAGTGGAACGAGACATGGCCAGTGACTTCAATTCGCTGGGATGCGGTTAAAGTTATTTACGTCGCGGGCAACACAAGCGTTGCGGCAATCCCTGCAATTGCAAAGCAGGCCATGCTTCTGCTCGTGGCTTATTTTCATTACAGCAATCGCGGCGACAACGATCGGCCCAATGATTTGCGAGCCTACGAATCACTCGTGCGGCGGTTCATGCGGAGTTCATATCCATGAAAGGATATCGCCCGCAACGTTTTCACCTCGGCGAAATGCGAAGCCGCATCACGGTCAAGACCGAGACGACAACGCAAGATGATGCTGGGCAGCCAGTTGTCACTTTGTCGACGTGGCTTGTCAATGAGCCTGCAAAGTGGGAACCGACAGCGGGTACTGAAGGGGCAAGAGGCCGACAGGTCGAAGCAGATATCGCGGCTGTTTTCACCGTGCATTATCGAAGCGGGTATACGCCGAAAATGGTTGTGACATGTGCGGGGCAAAATTACGGCATTGTTGGCGTGCATCCAGTCGATGGGATGAATGCCTATCGAGAACTCCATTGCAAGGCGGTGGTGATCTGATGGCAGCACGAACCGGCATAGGCATGGAAATGCTGAACGGCAGCCAGCTAATTAAACAGCTCGAAGCATTGGCAATTCAGGTGCGGGAAAAGGTCGGCCAAGATGCCTTAACTGCCGCAATGGTCCCAGTGCAGGCTGCGGTAATTAGCAACACGCCAGAAAGCAGCAATACTCAATCACGCAAGAAGCAATCGTCGAAGACTCGCCAAAAGTGGTCAGGGTCAAAAAAGTTGAAATCGACGATTAGGTCAGTTGTAAGAACGAGAAAGAAAGCGGGAATCACAGCAGGTATGATTGGCCTGGTAGGGCCGTCTTACAGCGAAGGTGGTGGGCATGGAAACTTGTTTTCCAAGGATCACAAGCGAAAGGTTCTGTGGGGTCGAGACGGCGGCACAATCCGCAGTGTCAATCAGTTTGTAAAGCGATCTGCAGACGAGTCACGCGGTCAGGCTTTGTCGGCTGTC